TTTCAATTGTTATCTCCTCTATATAATTGTCTAAATGTGAGCGGCAGCATATTTTTGTAGTTAGTGGCGTTTATTACCAACTCACTGTCATTTGTCACTCTCGTAAACTGTACGTGCGGGAAGCGACTGACTGTATGGCGTAGTCTCGTTTGCCAGTTATGCACGTCATTTTCCGTTGGCTTTGCTGTTGAGTAGTTGTTAGTACCCGCATATACGTTGTCACGAAATCGGTTAGTACGCCCATCGAAGCCAACTAGATAGATGTCAGTAAAGCCTTCTCGCACGGCTACTTTGATTGCCGAGTTGCCACTATCCAATGTATCTGTTTCGATGAGTATAAAGTTGATTGGCTCATGATTTGCTCGCTCATCCATTCTGTTTTCGTGTTGCGTGTAGAACTTTGAGCGTAAATGGGCTCTTGCTGTGAGTATCTCGTCAACCATCTGATAGTCCATTGCTACTAGATAGTCTGGAGTCGCGTCGCGATATATGGCATTGCAGCCAAACGTCGTTGCCCAGTCGTTCATTTGCTCAAATTCAAAGTCTAGTCGGCTAGGCCCATTGCCCAATATGATTGCTCTATTCCGCATTTTGCTTTTCGAGTATCTTTTGATCAAGCATTCGGCTAATAGACGCCAACTCCAGTACCAGTGCCTCTAGTGCGTTGGTGAGTTTTTCTTCGGTCAGTTGTGGGTCTTCGAGATCATGAGCGATATCTAATAACTTACTCATTTGGTTGTGCCTCTCTTGCTGCTTTGATTGCTTCATAACGACTCTTTTGTGATATGGACATATTACGCTTATGCTCTTCCGATTTAGGTACACCAAGTTTGGCTTCCCGCATCTTTCTCTTTTGTTCAAGTGACTTAGGTTTACCCTTGGTGGCTAATGATACACCGCGACGAATGTTTTCCAATGCCTGTCCAGTGGGTGAGCCTGTGCCCAATGTCCATTCCGTAAAGCCCAGTTCGGATTTTGGTGGTGTGACTCCGATCTCGAATCGCTTGATGATCTTTTTGCCATTGAGGTCAAATCGATGCCATCTGTGATATTCTGGATTCTCTAAACTCATTTGTTACTCCTAACTGGTAATGTATTTATGTGGTGATGCTAATAGCACTAATTTAGTGTAGAAATGTTGCTCTTTTCCGCATCCATGCTAAATACAATGTACACCGGCATACCTGTCTTCAACGGGGACAGTTCCTTCCGGTAGGGCGTGCGTTTGCCGTGCACGGTACAACACGGCTACCCTATATAAAGGAAACGTGTATGAGAAAACTAATTCAAATTGATAGTCGAGAGGCTGGTGCGGGCAAGACAACCGAGGGCATTTATCCGCGAGTACGTGAGTTATTTGGGCGTGGACAACAGATACTAATCGTTGTACCTAGCGTCAGGTTACAAGAGCAGTATTCGAGTGGGCTATCCGACTTACGCAATAATATGGTGGTCATCAATAGTGGTAATGCTAATGCTGTTACCGAATCATTAATTGGTGCTCTATATCGAAACGAAAGCATCATCATAATTACACACCAAGCATTCCGTCAAACAGTCATCCCATATGATCTCAAGTCCAAGTACCATCTGATTATTGACGAGGCATTGGATCCGTGGTCTGTTGAGGAAGTCAAAGCCTCCACTGACGAGTTGGTCTCTTTATCGAAAGCGTTTAGTATTAGTGAGAGCGAAAGGTGTAACCAATATGCGTTATTGACTCGTTCTGGTGTATCGAGTTCTCTGTTGGATGGTCGTCAATGGAAAACACTAATGAGTGCCAATAATGATCTATATGTGGATATCGATTCCTGGAATCAAGCGAGTGATGTGAGTGGTAATCGACAAAAGATCTACATCTATGTACAACTATCACAGTCTATTATGGAGAGGTGGCGTAGTATCTGGGTTGCCGCAGCCGCTTTCGACAAGACCTTTATGCACATCTGGTTTGACCTAATTGGTTATGAGCAAGAGTTCGTACATGAGTTTAGTCGGCACAAGCGGAACATACACATCTACACTCATAAGGACTTTACGTGGTCCAGAGACACTCGAAAAAGGCAACCGTTGGTGCTGACTGAGTTCTTGCGGCAAGTTGATACTACTCGTGGCGTCGAAAGTATATTGATGCTCAAAAATAACGACGAAGTCCAATGCATCACTAATTCAACGAAACTCGAACACAACGCACATGGCATCAATGAGTTCAGTCATCACACCAATATCTGTTTAGCAAGCGCCATCAACCCATCGCCTGCGTATAAGGGGTTCCTAACAAATAGACTGGCATCAAGTGATATTGGCTTTACTTGGACTGATGGTGACGTCGAAAAGTTTATTGTTGGGGCATTTACTGCATATAACTTTTACCAGTTAGTAATGAGGACTAATTTACGTGTTCGAGGTAGCGATCAACTAGTGCGGGTATTCGTATTGGATAGCCGAGTAGCAGTCGCATTTAGCGATTACTTCGAGATCGATAACCCAGTAAGACAGTACCACTTCTGGGATTCGTCATACATAAAGCCCGCCAAAAAGGCACCAATGACCGGAGCCGAGAGAAAGAGGCGCCACTTAGCCAAAAAGAGATTACTTGATGCAAATAAGTCGCAATGACGGGTAACGATTTTACTATAAAGTCTTCTTAGTGATTTCGTTACCCAGTTACATATGTAACTAATTCCAGTTACTTGCACAGCCAAAAACGAGTACTAGATTTAGCCAAACCACTTCGTTACTACTTGACATTAGTCGATATCTGTAGTATACTCAATGAGTTACAGTTCTGTATGAGGTTGAATATGAGAAAAACTGATTATGATTGGAATCAGATAGAAATAGATGACGAAAAGAGACGCCAGGAGTATAATGATCACTTTCGTGGAGATGAGTACTATAAACGCTTCAATGATCTGGTGTATGCTACCGGCGATTGGGTTTTGGTTCGAGGGCATCGTCGAAAAGGACCGTATATTGCTCGAGTGCTTGCACCGGTCTTCGAATTCGAATTTACTAACGATAGCGCCGAAATCAACGCAGTAGTGGACGAAGGTATAATGTACCCTATAAGGCTCAAGGAGATTATTAGAAAGATAACAGAACCACTAGAATTATTGAATATACCGTCAAACCTTGTTTCTAGTTCACAACAATTTATTGATGATGCAATCAACCAATTGGTTGAGTACGTCAATAACATCGACTTGCGCGAGGATTATCCAGGGGTAGTAGTAGGAGTTGAACTACTAGTTGCTACGGGTCGAGTATATAAGTGTGTCGCCGGCGATAATACGTACTACTCGGCAGAATCTCAGAAAGAGGCTGACGAGATAGCACAAGAGACACAAGAGGCTATAGATTATGAGACTCGTGCAGATGCTCGTGCAGATGCTCTAGTAGAGAAAATACGTGCTAGTCAACTTGCAAACAAGACCATAGGAGGTTGAATATGGATAGGAGTACTCAATACCGGCTAGATGCTGAGTATGTTCGAATGTCACAGCGCCCGAAGAGTCAGATGGCTGCTCTTCAAGAGGCTCTCCGAGAAGCAAGTAAACCGAAGTATCCACCAAAAGACCATAAACGGTTGATGATACTCTCCGAGCAGTACGCCTGGCGCCATATTTGTAAATAAATGAGTGCAAGCCAGAGACACTAGCCATCGGGTGATGGTTGGGGCTTTCCACATATCGGCTCCGAATATGGCACTAAATCGGGCAAGTTTTGTGTGACATTGAGCCATCGGGTGATGGTTTGATGATAGTTACCACTCGGCTCCGAAGTGGGCACAGTTCGGGCACTCTAACTTATTGATTTAGTTGATCATTTAGTTTGCGAAAAAGGTTGACCATAACGCACTCATTTGTTACTATAGCAACATGATATAGCGACATAGGGTCGCGTGGAGATAGATGATGAGTAAGTCGAATAACTGGGTTACGAACGCGACTAGTGTTGATGTTACCAAAGTCAACGAGTTGGAGAGGAAGATCTCCGAATTTAAGGGCTCGAATGGTTGGTTCAACGAGTCAGACGAGATGCAACATAAGTTGTTGATTACCATCGGTAATGGTATCGTTGCTCGGATGGTCAACTACGAGTCGGATCGCGTAATCGGCCTCCTCCCACAGATCATGTGGGCGATCGACCGAATGCAGCGTGAGGGCATTACCGATAAAGCGTTGGAAGACCTGTGGTACGTGATGGCGTAACTCGTTGACATCACTGGAGTTATAGTGGTTGCATTATGACTCCAGTGATACTATACTACTAACATGATATAGCGACATGGTGTCGCTTAGGAGAGCGAAGATGAGTATGATTATGAGTTCAAGAGAGTTGGCTACTATCAGTTATTTTGAAAACTGGGATATTATGGATAGTATGATTTTCGATCTTCCCGGTATCGGTGAATACGGATCGTATGATGCTGACGAGGTAACTCGCCTCACACAGCGATTTGAAAAGGCTGGCTTCGAGGTCGAGTATGATGGCAGCAACGGTTGGTTTCTGAGTCGCCCGTAACTCGTTGACATCACTAGAGTTATCAGGAAAATAATAACTCGTATTCACCCTGATTTTTGTCTCTTTGCTAAATACAACTAGCGAGGAGACAAAAACATGACTGTCAAAACAATTTACTACACAACAAAAAATACTGCGGCTAATACCACATACTGCTCACTAAAGCCTGACGACTATAGTTGGCTAATGAGCAAACTACTCCAACTCCAATCATATATGGGTGAGTTGGCAATTACCAAGCACAGGGAACTTCAAGATGTGCATCGCTGGTGGACAAAGTCCAACAAGCAACTACCATTCAATCGCGTACTCAAACGCAACAATAGCCCCCAAAGCCTCATATCCGGCATCGTCAACAACATCATGTATGGTGACCAATATGACTTTTCCGAAGTTCAATTAGTCCATCTTCAAAACATTATTAGCAACTGCACACAACTGATAAATGTAATAGAGGAAGAGTATAATATACAGATTCAAAAGTCAGCCGATCACGATTCGGTGATGTTTATGCAAGAGTATTTCGAATAAATCAATAGGAGTTTTTATGTTACCAACAACTGAACAAGTCAAAATAGACATCAAGTTAAACGTCGAGAAGGTGCGCAAGATGCGACCGCACATCGCCATTCCATGTTACGGCGGTATGTGTACCGAAAAGACCATGTTGAGCCTAATCAAGTGGGCAAACCTAGCGCGAGAGTTGAACATCGACTGGACTATTGAGACAATGATCAATGAGTCGTTGATCTCACGAGCACGTAACGTACTAACTGCTAAGTTCCTATGTGATCAAACGACAGCGACACATCTACTGTTTATCGACGCCGACATTGGCTTTGAACCATGGCACATATTGGCTCTGATGGATCGTGACGTTGATGTCATCGGTGGGCTATATCCACTCAAGTCATTACCACTACGTTGGTGCGTCAACGCTATTGAAGGCGTGGGTGAGAAGGATGGTATGCAGGAGGTCAGCAAGACTGGCACCGGGTTTATGCTAATCAAGCGTGGTGTATTCGATCGCGCCAAAAACCACCCATCCGTCAAGTCATTCAACAATGATACCGGATTGGATCTCAAGTATGATGCATTCCTAAAGACCTACTTCGACACTGCCGTGCGAGAAAATCGCTACTACAGCGAGGACTGGACGTTCTGTGAGAATTGGCGTGATATGGGTGGCAGTATCTTCGTTGATAAGCGAGTGTTACTCGAACACGTTGGTACTATGGCATTCTCAGCACAGGGCAATGCCACCATTCAAGAGGTATATGGTGCCCAGTATGTTGCGACTTTGAAGCAGTTGGGGTATAATATTGTCGATAAAGACGGAAATATAGTACAAACAACATAATTACAGGGGGTGGTATAAATATGTTTGTGCAGTGGCTCGGATATATCCTCGTAAGTTAAATAAGTGGTCATGCTCTTATTGTCCGAGTCACTGCATTATATTCCTAATAATATAGCGGTATACCTACACTAGAAGCATAATTATAGATGTAGAAGAGACTGATCCCATTCGTGGATCACCTGAACCCTCCCAAGTGGAGGGTTCTTTTTGGCTACTCTACCTTAGTGGTTGTATTACCGTTGTCGTCGTGATCGAATGTGATCTTAGGTGGTACGAATTGGAGTTCGTGTATCGATTTCATTCGAACCCCAATTATTCGTAGCCCAATCCATATACCTGCGAGTAATGTCATAAAGGTCATAAAGACCAGTGCGACTATCATTATCTCTACTACTGCACTTAGCCAGTGTGGTAGTCCATATATCCAGGCTGCAATTGCTTCCAATACCATGCATTATTCCGTCCTTATGGTCCAGCGTCTGTTATCGTCCATGTTGGTGTGCTTACTAGGTAAGCACGGGCACTAGTTGCATTACTGTATGGACTTCCGCCATACGCTGTTGCATTATAGTGGGTAGCCGTTGCATCCAATGTCACACCTGATGGAGTGTTACCATTTGCCGATACATAGTTTGCCCAGCCAATCAATGTCTTGCTGTAATTTGCAGTACTCATAGCAGTCGAGTTAAACATGCCTGTCATGTTTACACCAGCAGTATTCAACTGCCATGCTGCTAGGTCTTGGTCAAACGACGTTGCTATGTAGAACATATTAGTCATGTTAGTGACGTTGACAACGTTCCAGTTATTCAATGGTTGGTTGAATGCATCACATTGCATGAATGTTTCGTTCATATTGGTTATTGTTGATACGTTCCAGTCGTTTACTGTACCGTTGAACAATGTGCAATTTCTGAATGCTGTCTGCAGGCTTGTCGCCCCACTCAACACTGGTGCATCTGTGTATGTGGCAACCATGTTAATACATCCGAAGAATGATACGAACAGTGTCGTCCAGGCAATGTTACCCCAGTTCTGTAGTTCGATGATCTTCTTGCAGTCCTCGCCTGGTGGTGAGCCACCGTTGTTGAGGAACCACTGCAACCCACCATCAACACTGATGACATACTGTCCACCAGTTGCGTAGGTGTGAGTTGGCGTACCGCTCATACCAGTGTCGACGTTACCATCGCCCCAGTCGATGTCATATGTACCAGCATATCCTGGGAACTTGTACTGGTTGGATGCGGTGCTACCACCGTATGTGATGGTAGTATCTACCTTAATTCGGAAGGAGTTACTTGCCTCACCACCGTCAGTAATCGTCCAGTTGGCCGTACCACCAACGAGGTATGCGCGTGCTGCAACAGCATTGCTATATGGTGTGCCACCTAGTGCTGCTGACGTATACTTAGGTCCAGTATTGAACGTTACGTTGTATGGACCGCTGTGATCAGAGACATAGTTACCCCAACCAAGTAGGGTATAGTTGTAGTTGGCCTGAGTCATTCCCGAGCCTAGGATCATGTCTACCATCGACAATGTGCCCGTTGGTAGTACCCAGTTACCCAGATTCTGATCCATAGCCGAGCAGTTCTTGAACATACGATCCATGACCGATACACCCGACACCTTTGGTATATCTCCCCATGCTGCTGTCATGTTTGAGCAACCATTGAACATGTCTACCATCGTAGTCCATGCAATGGCTCCCCAGTTGTCGATACTTGTTACCTTGAGGCAATCTCCACCTGCTGCGAATGCAAAACTCTGCAATCCACCAGAGATAGTGATTGTGTAAGTACCTGGGCTGTTATATGTGTGAGTAATTGGCCCAGTGACTCCGGTATCCTCTGTTATATCGCCCCATGCAATATTATATGTACCACCCGTTGCTGGGAATGTAAACTGACTACTACCGCTTGTACCCGCGTGTGACGTATTGACAGTCATCTTAAAGACGTATGCTGGATTGACCGAGTAATTCTTGTGCCAATTTGCACGATACGAGTTACTACCCAAATCCAATATCTTCAATATACTGGTTTGATATGCTGACGTATCTACGTTATATACACCCTCAGAGAATGGCAGTGTAGATATGAGATTGTGACCAGCAGCAAAGTCTTGCTGGAACACCACTGTCGCTTCCGTACCAGCAGTTGAGTTTGCCAATGCGTCGAGAGTAATGTCACCAATCATAGTATACTTGTGTATCGTACCCGTTGCCATGTCAGGTAGAATCGTACCTGATGTGTTACCGTGATCAACAAGAGTCTGATTGAAGTTTACCACTTCTGCGTCAGTGATGATGGTCTTGGTTGGTGTAATAGTTACGCCAACGTTACCACCCGCTGTAGCAACGATGTTACCACCCGACGACGCAATGGCCACCGAACTGGTACCATTACTGATCGAGTTACCGCTACCACCACCTGATCCAGCCGACCCAGTGTAACCGAGCGAGCCGATTGATCCAGTATATCCGGCGCCTGCTGATCCATCAAAGCCACGTGAGCCACTAAAGCCTACTACGGTAGATGCCGATCCGGTGAAGCCAGCACCCGTCGGACCACTTGGTCCACTTGGGCCTGCTACGGTTGATGCACTACCAGTAAATCCAGTTGCACCGTTCGTACCTGCTGACCCAGTAAATCCAGTTGCACCGTTCGTACCTGCTGACCCAGTAAATCCATTACCACTCGAGCCGGTAAAGCCATTGCCGCTCGAACCAGTGAAGCCAGCCACAGTAGATGCACTACCGGTAAAGCCGTTTGTGCCAGCACTACCAGTAAAGCCACTTGTACCTGCCGAGCCAACATAACCCGTACCACCAGTACCTGGATTGATCAAAATCCACTGAGTGGTTGGGAGACAATATACTAACTGGGCAACAAAGTTAACCGGGCCGATGTCACCAGCAACCAACGGCACTGATACACCGCTGGAGTTCTGCTTGACTATTGTCTTTGCACCCAAACCGTTAGCATTGAATGTTGGTGCTGTTGTTGTGTTAGTAGCCGATGAAGCAAATGATACGTGAATACCATCTGTTAATGAGATAGCCGGACTATATGTACCAGAATATGCATCACCAATATTTGTAGCGTCGAGATATGGCACATAAGTTGGAATGTTACCGGTACTTCCAGTAAACCCATTCGTTCCTGCACTACCTGCAAATCCCGCTACTGTTGATGCACTACCAGTAAAGCCAGCACCAACCGAACCAGTAAAGCCACGCGAACCAGAGAACCCAATTGCCGTCGATGCCGATCCAGTGAAACCACGTGAACCGATAAATCCTGCTACAGTTGATGCCGACCCAGTAAAGCCACCAGGAATACCTGATGGTCCGACCGATCCTACGAAGCCAGCAGACCCAGTAAAGCCACCAGGAATACCTGATGGACCAATTGATCCAACAAAGCCAGTTGAACCAGTAAAGCCAGCACCAACCGAACCAGTAAAGCCAGCACCAACCGAACCAGTAAAGCCGATTACAGCCGACGCGCTACCAGTAAAGCCTGCTCCGACAGAACCGGTGAAGCCAACTGCGGTAGATGCCGAGCCAGTGAAACCACGCGACCCAACAAATCCCTGTGTACCTGCGGCGGTTACGATATATGAACTATAAGCATTGCCTATACCATTTGCTAGATCTACCGCAACAGTTAGTGTCGTACCTGAATACGAGACAATCTGACCTTCCATAAAGTCGGTAATCGTTGGGTTTGCTGCAATTCGAACACGCTGAGATACACCAAAGGCGGAATTTGCACTATTCGTTAATACCGACAGAACTACCGACCCAGATGCAGCAATGGTTACTGAACCACCACTGTAGAGTATTGGTGTATAACCGAGACCGAGCGAGCCAGTAAAGCCTCCACCCGTTGACCCAGTGAAGCCTGCTACTGTAGATGCCGAGCCAGTAAAGCCACCAGGAATACCTGACGGACCAATTGATCCAACGAAGCCAGTTGAACCAGTGAAGCCAATACCTGTTGCACCTGTTGGTCCGCTTGGGCCCGCAATAGTTGATGCTGATCCAGTAAAGCCAGCCGTTGTCGACGCCGAGCCAACAAAGCCAGTTGCACCGATTGAGCCAGTGAATCCTGTTGCGCCTGCAACCGTACTTGCACTACCAGTGAATCCCGCTACTGTGGATGCCGATCCGGTGAAGCCAACGCCACCAAATGAGCCATTCGATCCAGTAAAGCCGAGATCACCTTTTGATCCGATAAAGCCATTTGATCCAGTGAAGCCGATTACTGTACTAGCACTACCAGTAAAGCCTATGATTCCTTGATTACCGACGCTACCTGCGAATCCTGATGATCCCGAGAATCCACGTGATCCTGCAAATCCATTTGTACCTGGATCGCCAGTAAGTGTTATAGACCAGTTCGATCCAACATACCCGTTTGGACCAGAGAATGTGTCTGGGGTGAAGGAGATTGCTGGTGGTGATGTTGGCACCACGGTTGCAACTATACCTTCCAAGTAGTAGGCAGGCGTAATAAGTGTTGCGAGTCTAATTCTAGAACCTGGTACTATCGCCGTCCCAATAGTGCCTGCTGCCATATTGAACCCTGTTGGTCCACCATATATTCCTAGTGATAATGATTGAGTGGTTGTTCCACTGTAATCATACCCCTGAGCACCTTGAGCACCACGTGAGCCAGTGAAACCTACTCCCTGCGATCCAACGAAGCCAGTTGCACCAACATCGCCCTTTGATCCAGTAAAGCCAATTACACCCTGTGATCCGGTAAAGCCAGTTGCGCCGATTGATCCGGTATAGCCGCTCGGACCTTGTATGCCTGTTGGTCCAGTTGCACCTGTTGGTCCAGTTGCGCCCGTGTCACCAATAGAGCCAGTAAAGCCGACATTGCCTGTTACACCTGTTGGACCAGTAGCGCCAGTATTACCAACAGAACCCGTAAAGCCAGTGTTGCCTTGAATACCTGTTGGACCTACTGCTGTACTCGCAGATCCAACAAATCCACGTGAGCCAGTAAAGCCAATGTTACCTTGAATACCTGTTGGACCAGCAATTGTAGATGCTGATCCAGTATAGCCACCTGGTGAGCCGGCGGATCCAATAAAGCCAACGGAACCAGTAAAGCCTGCGCCGGTTGGACCAATTGAACCAGAGAACCCAGTCGGACCAATTAAAGTCGATGCACTACCAACGAAGCCTACACTTCCCTGTGCACCAACACTTCCTGTAAAGCCAACTTCACCTTGAATACCTGTTGGTCCAATGGCTCCTTGCGATCCATCAAATCCAATTACACCTTGTGAACCAGCATAGCCAGTATTGCCTATGTCACCTTTGTCACCTTGTGACCCAGTGAAACCTACGCCCTCAGATCCAGTGAATCCCAGTTTACCTTGTGCTGCACGATCAATAGTGACGTTAACGACACCTGATCCGGAATCAACGATTTGTGCTGATCCGTTATTCGCACCGGTCTGAATTACTTGACCCGAGCCTGACCCTGACTTTGATTCAACGTGTATTTGCTTAGCCATTAATTGATTATTCCATCGGAGTTAACGAGAAACAGTAGGAACACTATTTCGTCATATGCTGGACTCGACCCGTCTGCCGGGAATGATATCTTGAGTCTACCAGTAAAGCAGATTGGCTCATTGGAGTTGATATCTAACTCTGGGTCACCAGCGATAATGCTCCAGGTGGAGTCGTCTACTGTTAATGTAAATGAGCCACTAGTGTCAACCCTATTAGTAATTGGTAGTGTTACAACTGCCGGTGCTGTTCGATTGATATACATGGTGCCGGTGCCGGCGGTGAGCGTTCGCGTCAAACCACCTGCGGTGTCACTAATGGTAAATGTCGTAGTTGTGACAATGTCCTTTACGTAGTATGTTGTGTTGAGGGTAACGCCACCAAACACTGTACCAGTAAAGACAACCGGCTGATCTGTAAACAATAGCGAGGTGTCGGCACAGGTAAATGTGTTATCGACACTGCTGCTTGCTGTAATGGGTTCAATGATTGCAGGGTATGGGTAATCCTGAATGTCAAAACTGAGTCCTTGACGTGTGTCTTTGAGATTGCTAATCTTACGTCGAATGATTTGTGCCGATAGAGTGGCACCTGTGAGATCTACTGGAGTTGATGACGAAGTCCAACCTGCTGTGGTTGAGTTCGACCACACGAAGTTCCAGAAATCTTTTTGGTTGAAAACCAGTTGTTGTGCTAGAATTTGATCATCAAACCCTGCCACCTGGTTGAGCGTGTATTGAGAAAACTTCATTTGACTGTTCCTTCGCTATCTCGCGTGTGACCCCAATTCGCTGCCTCGCGAGTCGGGGTGTACATATGCTTTTATTTAGTTGTCTTTGGGAATATCGAGTTTAATCGTCTCGTTATGTAAAGTTCTGTATCATTTCGGCATAATAGACAGCGTCTAGATTGTCATAATACACTCGCATCATGTCAATAGAGTTTGCTGTGCCAGTTAGCGTCAAAAAGTGGTTATTTCCAACTTTAAAGGTTGTTGATATTGTGCGCCCACCAACTCCGTCTTGCTTCAGTCTGATTGTTGTTAGTTTACCCGGAGTCACATTACTTAGGCTATTGATGGCAATGTTGCCCGTCATTACTAAGTTGATAACATCAAAAGAGGCATCTGGTACAATAGTGCCACTGACATTGCCCATATTTGTAATACTTACACTCTGCGAACTACCAGTATAACCTGTACTGCCTATGCTACCTGTAAAGCCCGCACCAGTCGAACCTGTAAATCCACCCGAACCCGTAAAGCCTATTACTGTGGAGGCTGAGCCAGTAAATCCACCTGCTGGTCCAGAAGGACCAATTGACCCAGTAAAGCCCGCACCTACCGAGCCAGAGAATCCTCTCGAGCCAGAGAAGCCTATAATAGATGACGCCGAGCCCGTAAAGCCTGCACCAACAGATCCAGTAAAGCCACGCGATCCAGCAAAGCCAGCCGCCGTCGATGCTGAACCAGTAAAGCCAGCACCTACTGAGCCAGAGAATCCTCTTGAGCCAGCAAAGCCAGCAGCCGTTGACGCACTACCAGTGAAGCCAGAGCCCGCCGAACCAGTAAAGCCAATTGACCCAGCAAAGCCTACAGCGGTACTTGCTGATCCAGTAAAGCCCGCGCCAACCGAACCAGTGAAACCATTTGCTCCTATCGAACCAGCATTTACGATAGTCCACGCATTAAATGTACCTGACCCACCGATAACGTCGACGTTTATACCAAGAGTTACAACACTGTAACTAGTAAGCACGCCCTCCATGAAGTTAGTGGGGCTTGCTGTGCTGAACACACGAATACGTTGGCCAACAACAAAAGCATTGGATCCTTGGTTTTGGTTAACTGTAAGTACCGTCGGTCCGGTACCAATCAAGTTTGATGTTGTTGATGTTAGCCCAGAGTAACCAAGCCCCACGCTACCTGAGAAGCCAATTGAACCAGCAAAACCAGTACCGCCGGTCGAACCAGTAAAGCCCGTGCTACCTGTGCTTCCTGTAAAGCCTATTGCAGTAGATGCCGACCCAGTGAAACCTGCTCCGGTCGACCCGGTGAAGCCGGTGCCACCTGACCCGGTAAAGCCAGCCACAGTTGACGCGCTACCAGTAAAGCCAGTAGATCCGGTGGACCCACTAAAGCCGGTCGCGCCGCGTGATCCAGCAAACCCTGTTGCACCAATCGAACCAGTAAACCCTATTGCAGTAGATGCCGATCCAACAAACCCTGTTGCACCAATCGAACCAGTAAACCCAGATGGTCCATCATTGCCGCGTGATCCAGCATAACCTGCAACTGTACTCGATGAGCCAGTGAAGCCGGCACCGGTCGAACCAGTGAAACCCTTCGATCCCGCATACCCTGCGGCGGTACTTGCCGAGCCAGTGTAACCACCTGCAGGTCCCGATGGTCCTGGAATGGTACTTGCTGAGCCAGTGTAACCACTTGAGCCGGTATAACCTTGAATACCACCAAAGTCAAACCAACCACTCATTGTTATCTTACTAGGATGACTTGCATTGTGCCAATATTGAATCTGATCATTTGGTGCAAAGCCAATAGATGTTGTCTTAGTGGCGGTGCCTGCGCCTACGTATAGTGTTTCAACCTGACTACCGTTCTTATATACGTAGACATCTAGTCCGATCCCAGTTGAGTTATATACATATATCGAACGCAGTGTGCAATCTACGCCAATCAGAAGTGGTCCATCTTCTGTACCCGCACCCATCGCAAATGATATTAGTGTGCCTACACCAGTAGTTTCGCTCGCGCCCCATATTGCAAATCGACCACCACCAACTCCGGTGGATCCAACATATCCCATTGATCCGATACTACCAGCATATCCAGATGGCCCCATGCTACCAGCAAAGCCGACGCCTGTCGAGCCAGTGTAACCAGTAAAGCCTACTGCACCTGGATTACCTAAATCACCCTTAGAACCAGTGTACCCGATACCGACTGATCCAGCAAAACCTGTTGGGCCAATTGCGGTACTTGCCGAGCCAGTGTAACCACCTGCAGGTCCCGATGGTCCCATTGATCCATCATAACCACGAGAACCAGTATAACCGATTGCTGATGCAGCACCAATTGAACCAGTAAAGCCAGTTGGTCCAATGCTACCAATGAACCCCAGCGAACCAGTATATCCAAATGGGGCACCTTGCGATCCTGTATAACCACTAGGGCCCATTGGACCCGAAGGTCCAGCGGTCGAGATGTTTAAGTTAAACCCTGTTGGTGTAAAGTTGATAGCCTTCTCATCTAATACAACCGTAGTCGATACTGGTTGCATGACAATGGTAGCCTGACCAAGCACAGTGGGCGTTACACCCAGTTGTACGTTGGTTGGTGTTACTTGAACAGTCTTATTGTCAACGACGAACGTCGACTCAATAGGCTGTACAGTAATGTTGGTGGTATCGGTCATTGGTTAAACCTTATTGATACCGTACGAGCATTCCTAGCGGTTCTCTACTAATATCAACCTTACCGCTGAGTGCGTCTGTTCTTGTAACCGACATGGTAACAATTACTAGGTTTGTTGTCGTCTCTGTTAGTGTTGGTGTTGGGCTTGGGGGAGATCCAACGCCACCAGAGATATCGCTAGGTACGTAGATGTACCCAACGCCTGTCGCAATAGTAGTAAAGGCTGCGGTTAAGTTTGCGCTTGCACCAGCACCAGGTTGTGGTGATAGCAGTTGTAGGTTAGTGATGTTCATAGTATCAGATGTGACCCCAACACTACCGTCATCGTATGTCACATTACATGTATACCACTTAGCGGTAGCACCTAACGTCCATCCCGTGCAGTTAATCGGCGCCGCATTGGCATAAGTGAACTGGAATGGGAGTGTGTAACTCTCTCCAGTGTAGACCTCGATGCACTGCATCTCTGTGCCAGCGATTGTTACGGTCTTGGCTCCGTTTAGTAGTAGACTCATTGTGTAGGTTCCTTTGATATATTTATTGCACCGTTATTGAATTACCCTGTTTGGAGCATATTACGCAATGTTTCCATTTGCGCTAATAACGCTTCATCCCGAGTTGCAAAGTATTGCTCTCTCATTGTATTGAGTTGTTGTTTAATCTCAGTCACTGACATGTGAACGTCGGCTTTCTGTTCAATTAAGCCTGTGTCGATGTTGACCTTGTAGTTTCTGATGTCGCCAGAGAACTCGATAGCCCGCAAACTTACTGGTGTATTCAACTCAATGAATGATGTTGGGTCAGGCTTGTTTGATGATAGACTCTGCCCGGTAAACTCTCCGGTGGTAGCATCATATAAGTGATAAGTTCTCATCGCTTGATTACCTCCGCTTGAATCTGAATATCGGACATCGTTAGTTTGACGTACCTATCTACCACCTGTCCCATTAATCTAATACGATAATTGTGTCCACCAGTGACGTTTGAGTGCCATTGGGTTGAGAATATGGTTGGTGTAGTTGTTGAGATGTTCTTGTAACCACGCCCAGTACCACTAGTTGGTGCTGACGATACAACCACGTTAGCAGTCTGATCTGTCAAAATACCCAATGCATATGCTCCTGGTACAGTATTACCACCATTGACGTTAGTTACTGTTGCTGATGCCATAACAGTTATAATGCATATTGCATCTGTTTCCGGAGTAAAGTCTAAGTGTGCGCCATAGTCCAGTACGTTACCAGTTGAGAATGGACCAATGCCGATTGCTGCGCTACCACCACCGTCGCGAGTATATTCTACACCCGCTTCGTACCATCCATTCGGTGCAATATCTGTGTGATAGGTGTAGAATTGGTTTGAGTTAGTCTTGAAAAAGATGTCATCTGCACTCAAGGTTGCTACCGGTAGTGTATTACCCGATGCTACCTTCCAGGTTGATCCAGTATTGTAGAAGTGGAATGTAGCATTACCAATATCGTACCAAGTAGTGTAGCCTGGCAGTAGACCAGTGGTTGGTGCAACGTTTGCCTTTACCAAATAGAGGTTTGGATTACTATTAGTTGTTAAGTCAAATTGTTGGTCAATGACGGTGTTCCACCAAGCATTACGGGCATTGCTGTCGTAATAGTAGAATGTCTCTGTCGCAGCGTTGAGATGGATCGCACCTGTAGTGACACCACCCACGTTGTTTGCAATATCGTATGTCGATACCGATGGTCCAATCCATGTGAGTGGTGTCGATGCTACGCTAACAATACCACCAACGTTATTGCGTAACTTCAATGACCAGTAGTAGGTATCTGCAGGTAGATCGGTAACTGCAATAGTAAAGGTAGCACCCGGAGTCAATGGAGTACCATCACTAGTCTTGATTATCTTATATAGGACATGTGTAGATACGTCTGACGTCGTACCATAGTTGAAGTCCATAAACAGATATGTGCCAGTCGTTGGTACAATACCCGATACGCTAAATGCGTTGATTGAGTTATCTACTGCAAATACTGGTGCAATCGTTGGTGCTGCTGGGGCAACGAATACGTTTGGATCATATGCACCCATGTTGTCTGCAGGAATAAAGTCCCGAATACCCAAATCGCCATACACCGAGTCGTTATATTCACCTGCGAGTATAACTGCACTTAACGAACCGTCTGACCCCTTCTCTTCTGAAATATTGGTAATTCTGAACAGTTTGTCGATCCAGCCATAACGATCATGGTTGACTCGTATAACGTCACCCGCATCAAGTTGAATAGCCGAGTAGTCACAACGGAATGTGATAACTAAGTCCTCTCTGCTCATTAGTATTCGTCGAGCACCTAGATACTTGGCTTGCACAGCATTGTTTACCATTGGCAACTGCAATACGAACTTGTTTACAGGCTCATTTGGACTCAACAATGATGGGTCTTCTTGAAAGAGGTCGATAGTCTGTATGTCAGTTTGATCCATAATGTTGGTATTTGGATATTGGATTTCGATCTGGTTATATGTAGAGTTGAGATCTGTTGGGTTGATATCTATACCACCAATCAACTTGCTATCTGTAACGTGATAGAGATCTGTGATCGTCGTGTAGTCGGTGTAACTTCGATTTAGAACCACACCCCACATTCCCGTAATCTCATTGAACTGTAGCCAACCATCGCACGTATCAACGATATACTGTAGGTTTTCCATACAGTTTCTGTTTGTGTCGATTGGTCCATGTACTCTATAACGAGACTGAGTGCTGGTGCCGATACCATTGGCATTTGTATACGTAATCAACTCATCACTGTATGCATTGACTGCGGCAAGTGTGGTCGTGTCGATCTTAGACAGTGGTACCGCGCAACCATAGCGGGTATTGGTCATATAATCTTGAATTACATCACCTGGCTTGGTTAGCGAATTGGATAGTTTGACTCTGAATGAGCCTAGTCCTGTGGTTCCAGCATCAACGTTATATTGGATAGTTACTACCATAAACGCGCAGTTGTCCATGGTGTAGTTTGAATCCCATCCACCAACGTGATACCATGCTGGGTGCGGGGTATTGACACCACTGCTACTACCATTGCTGTATAGATAGATGTGCATA